TAAAAGCGATCGGTGACTCCCAAAAAGAAGTCAAACAATACCGCTGAAACACTGCCATCATAACCGGTATAGTCCACGTCGAAACCCCTGGGTCCGACTTCATTGAGTCGTTGCCAATACATCTTCCAGACACTAGTCTTGTCCTCACCAACTCCACACATTGATTGAAACGGATCTAACTCCTTTACTGCATTAATAAATGCACCAAAGTACTTCCGCATCAGTAATGTGTGGATCAGATCAGGCATTTCAAAGACTCTCGTCTTGAGATCCGCAACCTTCTGTTTCTTCAACAGTTCATCCTTCATCGTAGCCGTCCAAATGAAAATTGGCACTGTGCCATCCATCAACATCTGTTCACACTCTTCCAAGCGCGCTACAAAGCTCTTCCCATACAATGGTACGAACCTTGAATTCGCAACCTCTGAAAAGTCATAATGTACAGGATCGCCAACATGCTCAACAACACGTGGAGTAAACAGTTCAGACTTCCCATTCCGAAACCACTTGGAGATAAAACCACACGAGGTCTTCATCTCCAAAGGTGTCATGGGCAGGCGGCCATTGACCATCTCATCATCACTGAGAATCTCTCGATCCCCATAGTCAACAAACCTATCCGTGTAAAAGTTAATGCACTTCTGCAAAAACCCATACGAAATGGCACCTGCCGACACTTCTGTCTTCTGAGCATTTGTGTAGAGAGGATGCACACCGTCCTGCGGTTTCTTCGCACTAATAGCAAATGCATTCTCCCACTCTGGATGTCTCAACCAACAGCGAAGCTCACTCCCCGGAGGAACATACGCTGAAAGCGGTACATTACGCAATGTTGCGTGTCCAAAGTTCACAATTCTCTTCTCCCAGAAGGGATTATGAGCACGATCACACTCAAAGTCTCCAGCTTCACACTCAAGTGGTTCACTAGGATGGGCTATGAGACGATCCAACAAATCCGACACATGATCCACCTCCTCACGAATGAGTGGTGACGCTCCTGCCTCTGTTCCCTCCAACATGGCTGAATGCATTGCAACTAGGGGTTGTCCACAACTGGGGTTGCGCAATACGTACGGTCTACCACAATCTCCAGTGGTTGTTTTATCTGCATAAAACCTTCCACGGAGCATGTTATAGCGCTTCGGATGATTGTACACGTTCTCAGAGCCAAACTTTAGCTTTACAGCTACTCTGGCTCCAACTCTAACGTATACATCTTCCTTACCACCGTACACAGGCGCAACCACAGCTGCAGCTTCCTCCCGGTCCACAACGTAAGCTTCAAAAACCTTCGCCGTGGGTATAAACTGCCTAATCTGTGAGCTAGCTGGTACGTTACTACCAACAAACTCCACCATAACTAGATCAGATGTAACTTTCTCACCCGAAGGTAATTCAGTATCCGGGAACTCAACAGTGTTGAGCGCATCCATCACAACTGGATAATAGGTCTCATGCCTACCGGTGTTATCAACGACCTGCAACCTGACGCCTATATCAAAGCCTTTCTTCTTCAATTCCTTACACTTCACCAAGAAGTGTCTCGGAATAATAGCACGTTTACCTCCAATCATGAGAGCGTAAAGACCCAAACGAGTATCTTCCGGGCTATCAACCGCATAGAGTTCTATA